CGGGGCTTGTTCACGGGCGGCTTGAAGACATCCAGCTGCCGACACGAAGTACTCGCAGCTGACGTTCTCAGTGCGCAGGTGGTTCAGGAACGATTGCCAGTACTTCCTGCGGTGCGTGCTGTCCAGCGTCAACCAATCAGCAGGGAGCTGTTCTTGCTCAGCCATGTGGTGAACTTCGGGCTGGTGGTCAGATCGGGGTTCGCGGTGAGCGCGCCGCGCATCGTCAGCACCTGGAACTCCTTGGGCAGGCGTTCGACAAACTTGATGCCCTTGTCCATGTTGGCCGTCGTGAGGTGCGTGTCCAGCATCGTGGCCACGGCGTAGAGCACGCTGGGGTCGTCGGGCACAGGGATCGTGTCCGGCGCGGCCAAGATCTCCTTGGCTGAAGGCAGCTTGGAGGTCAGGGTGGCGTACGCCATGTACTCCGCACCGGCGCCTGCACCGACTGCACCAGCGACGAGCTGTGTTTCCAAGGCGTGCGGCAGGTTGTGGCCACGGATGTCGCGGTCCACGAAAGCCCAGCTGCGGCCGGACGGCCAAGCGTGCGCATTGGCGTCGAACTTGTGCAGCAGGGCAGGACGGAAGCGCATGAAGCCACGCGTCACGCTGGAGATGTTGTTCGCGCGAGCCCAGTTGTCCCAGTCGTCGGCGTCCACTTCCACGTCGATGTGGATGAGGCGATTGCTCAGGGCTGCGGGCATGTCGTGAACGACAGAGCGGTCGGTCTTGCGGTTGCCCGCGGCCATGATCGACCAGTTCTCGGGGAGGATGTACTCACCGATGCGGAAGTCCAGCATGAGCTGGTACATCGTGGCTTGCACGGCCGGGACTGCGGAGGTCAGCTCGTCCAGGAACAGCACGCCTTTGGACTTGTTGGCCTTGTTGCCGATCTTCATCGGCGGCAGGAAGTTGGCTACCAGCCACTTCATGACCTGGTTTTCCAGGTCCGGCACAGGGAAGCCACGGACGTCAACGACGTCCATCGTGCTCAGGCGCACGTCGCGCAGCTCGATGTCGAGACTGGCGGCGGCCTGTCTGAGAATGTCGGACTTGCCGATGCCAGGCGCACCCCAGAGCATGCCAGGGCGGCGACGCTCAACGAGGTGCAAGACTGCAGAGAGGGTTTCAGAAGGCTTCATGTTTCCACCTGTTCGAGAGAAGATAAAAGATTAGTGAAGGGACTGATACCCGCAGATGAAAGCGATGGCGATCATCACCATCGCCATGCGGGCGCACTGACTGGAGGTTTCGTCGACATCGCTCTGGTTCAGGTCACCAAAGGTCATGATCTCGACGTCCGTCAGGTAAGAGACGATGGCGAAGGCGCCGGAGGCGAAGAATGCAAGACCGCTGAGCGCGAACCAGAGCGTGGCCATGTCAGTTCACCTTCGAGTCGTGCCGGCGGTGGTCGGGGCCGACCGTCACCGAGTAGGCATTGCTGCCGGGTGCGCCGCGAGCATCGCGTTCGTGCTTGGCTTCAGGCTTGCTGCTGAAGAACAGATCGGGCACGACCTTGCCGGTTTTGTTGTCGCGCAGTGCAAATAGACGAAGTTTCATTTGAGTGTTGTCCACTTCTGTTTGAGGTGTTCGATTGTAGATCGGAAAAAGAGAAACGACTACAAGGTGTTGTCTTCACCACGCAGTCGGATGAGGGCGGCGTCATTCACTGAGACGAACACACCTGTCTTCACAGGTCGCGATCGCTCGCATTGACGCCACCCAACTTTGCAGAGGTTGTCTTTGAACGGCTCTGAGCTGAGGTAAACACACGGCACATTGTTGAATAGGCATCTCGAACCACTGGTTTCGAGCAGCACCACGGTGATGCCCAGCTTGCGGTCGAGCTTGGGCGTGTCAAACGGGTGCATCAGATCTCTCCTTTCAGGCGCATGGCCAGGTAGTCGTGCTCTGTTTTGAGGGTGATGTTAAGCGCGAGGTCCAGGCAGATGAGCTTCTTGCTTTGTGCTGCACGAGGGCATGCGGTCATTGGGCTTGCCATGAACGAGCAGTCCACACACCCTCGGCCCTCGACCATGTAGACCGGCTTGCCTTCGTGCTTGAATGCTTCGGTCGCGCTCATGCTTCACCTTTGAGGCGTGCAGTCAAGAACTGATGCTCCGTCACGAAGATCCTGCCTACGCAGTTGATGCTTCTGCCGTCGTGCGTCATGTCGGTCGATCGGCAGTTTCCGCCGACTCGCAGCGCGCATGTCATGGCGCCGCGCGAGCACTGGGCCGGATCGTTCTTGATGGCGACGAAGGTCTCGTCGGTTTGATCTACGCGAAGGTACTCACCCTCTTCGTACTGGATGTCCTTCATACCAGCCCTTTCAGACGCATGATCAAGAACTCATCGGGCTTGACAAAGATGACTTCAGCGCAGTGCAGGTAACGCAATGGGTGAGCTGAGTTCACCAGGCTGCAGCCGCCGCCTTGGATGAACGCGCAGGCGTACGTGATGTCGATGTTGCACGCGGCTCGCTGCTTCGTCACAGGCTTCGCGGCGACGAACGTCTTGCCCTCATGCGTGAACGACTCTCCGTTGCTTGGGCTGTACTCGGGCCTCATGTCAGCCCCTTCAGGCGCAGCATCAGGAATTGCTCTGGCGTGACGAAGATCACCGGCTCGCGGCTCAAACAGCTGGGCGCGGAGACGGGGCGAGTGCAGCCTTGCTTCAGAAAAGCGCATTCGACATCACTCGCTGAACAGTGGCCTGCTGGGCTTTGAGCCAGCACGTATTCGCCGTAGGTCTTGATGCCTTCGGTCATGTCAGGCCTTTCAGGCGCAGCACCAGGAACCGCTCGGGTGTGACGAAGATGCGCCCATCGCAGTCGTAGCGGTCGTCGAAGGTGCCGAACAATTTGCATCCAGACACGCCATTGTGGAACAAGCACATGTCCTCATCGTTTCCGCACGAGAGATTGGAGGATTTGGCCGTGGTCACATGCTGTCCTTGGATGATCGCTTCCTGGCCTGGTTCGAGCGACACGGGCTCGTCGGACTCGTTCATACCAGTCCTTTCAGACGCATGATCAAGAACTCCTCGCGCGGGATGTAAAGGACGTTGTCTTTCTCGCACCGTGTGATGTCGTAGCACGCCCGCAAGGAATAGGCGCTGCAACGCTGTCCGTCTTTGGTGCGGCACGCCATGGCCTGGTCAGTGACTGCGTAGTAAGTGATGCCCTCCACGACGACAGTCTCTGCGCTACCGGACTCGTCAGCTTCATCGGGGATGCTCATACCTTGGCGACCGCTTTCTTCTTGGCTGGTGCAGCCGGGGCAGGCTGGCCAAGATGGACCTGCTTGTACTTGGCGAACTCCTTGTAGTCCTTCCAAATGACCTTCATGCCGCGCACTGCTTTGGCGATCCACACCACTTCGAGGTGGATGCGGTGGTGTTTGAGCAGCGAGGTGAACTTGTTTGGGGACTGCGGCATGCCGCCCACCACGTAGTCCGTGATGACGTACAGCTCGTCGCGGCTGATCGCGCACTTGCCGTTGAGCGGGTCCGTGCGGTCCATCATGTGCTTGAGTACTTCTTTGAAGTCCTCCACCTTGTTGTTCATCAGCGCATTGCGCTGGTAGGCGGTGGAAGAGGGCAGTTGCTCCAGCAGGAAGTTCATGTCGCCTTCGAGCAGGGCGCCGGCCACGGTGTCGATCGAAGACTCGCTGATGGAGATCAGGGTGTCGCGGTCGTCCGTGTGGATCACTGCGCCTGCACGGTCAGCGTCCAGCGGATAGTTGACCAGGAAGTCGTAGAAGGCCTGCAGCTCGGACTCGATCTTGGCGATCTCGGCGTCCGAGATGTCCAGCTTGTCAGGCTGGTACTTGGCCACGTTGGTGCGGCGATCGTTCTTGTCCACCGTCAGGGGATCTGGCATGTTGGACATGAAGATCCAGTTCGTATAGTTGCGCGCCTCCATGGCGTTGGCGTACATCGCCCGGATGGGCACGAACTCTTCGGTGATGAAGTTCTTGAGCTTGGCCATGACGCCGCGCTCGTTTTGCAGCGCTTTCGTCTGGACCTCGTCCACGAAGACCAGGAACGAGTTCTCCATGAAGTGGTTGTAGCGCTCGTTCAGCTCCTCCATGCGGCGGCTCGCGGTGTGCGAACCGAAGAGTGGGCGCAGGATGTTGTTGGTCAGGATGCCCTTGCCTGTGCCTTGCGTGCCGTGCAGCACCCAGGCGGTGCGGGTGCGGTCCCGACGCTGGACGATGTAGGCCAGCCAGTTCAGGAAGTGCTCGGTGACGGCCGGGTCGCTGCCCAGCGCGTGATTGAGCACCTTGGCGATGACCTTGGGCATGGCCTTGGGCGGCTTCGTGCTCGCGTTGAGCATGTAGGTTGTGGGCTGGAAGCGGTTGACCGTGCGGTTCTGGGCATCGACGCGCGTGCTGTCGTTGGGGTCGAACGTCAGGTCCCACTCAGGGACGAAGTCACCGATGGCCACGCCGTACTGCTTGGCGAAGTGGCGCAGCTGGGTCTCGTTCTTGGCGATGTGGATGTCGAGGTAGTCGGTGCTGGCGTCGTAGGTGCCACGCCAGTAGACGCCTGTCTTGCGGTCGCAGAAGGCCAGGTAGGTCAGGCCGTTGGAGTGCGTGCTGGCCGTGCCGCGCGAGGTGATCTCCTGCCAGTACTCGGGCAGCAGCTCCTTGGTGAGGTAGGCGGGCTCGCCCTTGAAGTTGAGGATGTAGTCCGGGTTGTTCTCGGGGTGGTAATAGGCCCAGGAGTCGCCGCCGTTGAGGTTGAAGTAGACAAAGCCGCGCTCGGTCTTGGTCTCGGTGACGGTGGCCTGGTCAGGCTTGAGCATGACCTCTTGGCTTCCGACGATCTTGTAGGTGTACTTCCGCTTGGCCAGGCCCTGGGCTGCGCGCAGCTCGTCGATGTGCTTGTGGGTGAGCTGCTTGTTCTTCTCTGTGGTGTTGATGGTGGTGGCGGTGAGTGCGAGCTTGTCTTGCTTGCGCTTGACGTACTTGATGCGCGGCTCTTTGCCCATGGGATCTTTGATGCCCTTGAGCTTCGGGGGTGCGATGTAGATGAGCTTGTCGTTCTGGCAAGCAGAGATGTCGAGCGGCCAGGAGATCGAGTTGCCGGTCTTGGTGAGCGTCATCGCGTCACGCAGCAGCGGCACTTCGTGGTTCTTCTGAGTGAGCCACTGCTTGAGCACGGGCGCTGCATACGGTTTGTCGAGCTGCATGAAGATGTGCGCACGGATGCGCTGGTTCTCCAACCCATAGGAAGCAGACCATTGGATGACATAGGAAACATCACCCAGGCCCAGCTCAGCCAGGAACAGATCGACAGTCAGCGGGGTGACGACGGTGCTGCCTCCCTTGGTGGCCAGCTCGATGGTCTCGGGCAAGCCGTCCAGATCGAGCACCATCCACTCGGTGGTGGAGTTGCTGTCGGTGCTGCCGGCACGCGACTCGCTGACCAGGGCACGGCTGAGCAGGCCCTTGATGAGGCATCGACCTTCAGCGGCGTTCGCCTTCAGCAGTGCTTCGAACTGGGGCAGGTTGTTTGCAGAGGCTTCGTGCGAAGTGAACTCCCACACGAAGGGGTAGGGCGTCTTGGCCAGACCTGAGTTGGTAAGCGTGTACGACTTGGTCAGAGGGACAGATGCCTCAAGGAAGAAGAGCTTCATGGCAGTCATGGCTGTGCGGTCTCGTTTGCAATCTTGCAACGATACACGAAAGAAAGACGAGCCCAGCAGCACTCGCGCAGGTCTGCACGAGGTACAGGCACGAGCAAAGGCATGCAGATACGCACGAGACAGCACAGCACCGTAAGCCGCGATGTCTCCTAAGTACTTGATTTTCCTCTACCTTACACTCTTACATTACAATAATAAACTATTGATTAGGAAAATAAATATAAAGAGATAAGTAGATATTATTCCTATAGAGAGAAGGTTTTCCGCCCACGAGCGCAAGACGCCTCCCATAGACAGTTGCAGAACAGGAGCCAGGCCCGCAGGCCCAGCTCCTCAGCCACTCATCACACAGGGGCTTGCTCGCGCACAAAGCGCGGCGACACCAGCACTTCGTCGAGCTTCTTGATGGCGGTCATCGCCACGCCCACGACGGACATGAAGTCCATGGTGCTGAGCCGACGGTTCGACTTGGCACGCTCCAGCTCACGCTGGATCGCACCATGCACTGACTCGATCATCTGGCGTTGTGCGGCCAGGTCCAGGTGCCAGAAGTGAGCGGCAGGTTCTTCCACCACGTTTTGCTGTGCCAGCTCGAAGATCATGTACACGATCGGGCTCTGGCGGTGCATCACATCAGCGATGCGGCTCAGCTCGTCTCGGCGACGCTCCTCGTCCATCTTGATGACGCTGGACAGGTCCATGTCCTGCGGCAGCATGCCGTGCTGCTTCATCTGCTCAGCCACCATGCGGTTGCGAGCTTGCTCAGTCTGCGAGATGCGCAGATCAGGACGTGCCAGGAACAGCTCTTCCAGCTCAGCGGGGACGTAGCTGCGCGGATTGCCATTCCAGTCGGTGGTGAGTGCCGTGAGGTCTTGTGCCAGCGCATTGATCTGCGGACGCAGGTTCATCAAGTCCTGCACTGTGCGCACCGGACCAGTCAACGTGCCACCCTGCTCGGCGAATGCACGCTCTGCATATTCGACTTCGCGAAACGAAGCCTCGATCTCGGCCAGGTGCTCATTGGTTTGCAGCTCAGGGTCGAGTTTGTCGAACTCGGTCTGACGCAGTGATTTGAAAATGGCACGCGTGGACGACTGCACCAGCAAGTCCAGGCGAAATGCCAGGGACTGTGCAGCTTGTGCAGCCAGTTCATGGTTGGGGAGATCAGTGACGAACTCGATCAGGTCGAAGCAGTCATTGGTGGTGAAGGTTTTGCTCATGTTGTCCTCGTTACAAGATAGACGACGCAGGATTGCGCCTCTGTGCCCAGCACGCTGGACACAGGGTCGAAATCACTCGATCAGTTCGAACTCACGTTGCAGGCGATAAGCCTGTGTGAGCGCAGCGGCCATGGATGGGTGGGCAAGCACCCAGTCGTCGGGCAGATCCAGCGGACGTCTGGGTGTGACGCGCTTGATCGGCTCAGGGCGAAACACTGTGGGCAGCGTGACGTGTTCGCGCGGTGGTGCACCAAAGAGTGGTGCATTGCATACCGGCATGTTGAGGTCGTGGTCAAGCATCGCACTTCTCAAGGATCATGCGCTGCGCTTCTGCCTCGCTGCAACCCAGCAGCTCGGCCAGCCCTATGGTTTTGCGACGCATCATGACGTAGGGGTCAGTGCTGTGGTCAATCACATCGCGCTGCTCGTCGTGCAGGTCAGTCAGAGAGACGAACTCGACGGTTTGCGTGCGAGAGAACGTGTGTGTCTTCTGACGCTTGATGGTGATGGTGGTGCTCATGGGGTTTCCTTCACGGTGTGTCGGCTGATGTCCTGTGCCACTGCACGCCACAGTTGCTCTTGTGCGCAGAGCTTCTCGATGGGCAGCGTGGCGACAGGCTCGATGTACTCCAGCACGCTCACGCCAGGCGAGGCCATGTCGCGCTGACATTGGCGTGCATAGCGTTGATAGCGAGTGAACTGGGGCGAGGTCTCAAGCACCACCAGTGCATTGAGAAAGCGTTGCGCGGTGGGCAGGTCGATCATGTGTAGGCGTCATGCTGACGGTGTAGGTCGAAGACTTCGACAGGTCTGCGAATTCGTTGGTGAGGGACTGCGCACGCTCGGGCGTCACCAGGAAGTAGGTGAGACGCACGCCGGTGAGCAAGATGATGTCGAGCTTGCCGAGCATGTTCATTGCTGCTTCTCCAGTGGGATGGAGTAGGGATAGAACACGGCGTGCGTGAACTCGATCTCGGCTTCGTCGATCACACGCTGCTGAGCGAGTGTGATCTCGATGTTGTGGACGCGGTGCACGGCCTCACCGTCTTTGAGCAGCTCAAGCACGCCACGGATTTCTTGATTGCCCATTATTTGATCTCCTTGAGCGAATAGCCAAAGATGCCGCGCTTGTAGCGTGTGCCAGTGATGGAGCCGAACATCAACTTGGCAAGCGACACAGTGGCCATCGAGCAGATGAACGAGAAGATCCCGCTCATCGTGCCAATCAACGTCCCCCAATGAATCGCGAGGTTGAGAGCGAGGCATGCGAAGTGCAAAGACACGCACATGCTTTGGTTTCCGAGCAGTCGCAGCCGCGTGCGCGGCGGCAACATGCTCAGCAAGATGAACTCGAACATGACGTTCAAGAGTCCGAAGATGAAGACTGCGTCGATCATGGCGCGTGCTCCTTGGTTGCTCTGCGAACGATCCCGTTGTTCTCGCGTGCAAGGTGCATCGCTTGCGCGTAGCTGCCCTGCACATCGGGGTCGAACTCATAGATGACGCGCTTGGCACTGGCTGCGCGGTTGACACGCACCGAGGGCACGGCGCTGTGCTTCGCATCAACCCGGCCCGAGGCGCGTTGCTCGAAGCCCTCGCGAGCGAGCTGCATGAACTCGTCGTACTCGGTGTTGATCCATGCCGCTTGATGCAGCCCGGCCCAGTGCTCGATGAGGTCGGCCATGCCAGCGAGCTGTTGCCCAGCTTCGAGCAGACAGGCCTCATAGCTGCGGTGTGCTGCGTGCCCGGCTCGAACCTCGCCGGCCAGGTACTGGCGCTCATCGCGCAGTCCTGCCAGCTCGGCCTCCATCCTGTCGGCGTTGAGGCGCAGGCGCTCGACTTCGTCTTGCAGCTGCGCCTTGGTCACACGTTGTGCGTTGCCCATATCTGTTCTCCCATGTGTGGGTGGAGCAGCTCAGGGCCTCCCGGCCCCGAGCTGTGTGCGTGGTGATCAGGCGGCGACGCGGGTGCGTGCCTTGGGCTGCGGCTTGATGGCAGCACTGGCCTTGGCCTGGCGCTTGACAGCGACGGGCGCGACTTCGATGACGTCAGCGGCGTCAGCGGCCTCGATCGCAGCGAGCATTGCTTCGCGCTGGATGCGCAGCTGCTCGGACTTCTCGGCGTAGGCAGCGCCTGCACCGGCAGCAACGTCCTTGCCGAACTGGCCAGTCATCTGGCCGGCGCGGATGGCGCCGTGTGCGGCGTAGGCGGCGCTGTGGCCGAGAGCGCGGCCGATGGTCAGGCCGAAAGAGGTGCGAGCAGCGGTGGTGGTGTTGGACATGGTGAACTCCTTAAAAGAGAAACGAGTTGATGACGCGGGAGAGAAAAGGACCAGGCAGCGAGCTGCCTGGTGGGTGTGTCAGCAGTGGCTGGCGCGACGCTCGGCGGCCTCAACGGCCTCGTCTTCGCGCTGCCAGCACGGCTTGCAGATGTCGCGCTGCATGAAGCGGTCGCGAACGGTGTCCTCGCTGTTGCACTGGCAGCAGCGCGGTATGTAGACGACGTGGTCGTCGTGGTCGTCGTGGTCGTCGAACATGGCTCAGCGCGCAGCGCGCGTGTCCTTGTTCCACTGGATGAAGGCTTCGGTGAAGTCTTCGACGGCCATGCCGTGGCGTGCTGCTTCGAGGGCGAGCATGCTGGCCAGTGCGCGCACGGGTGCGTGGAACAGAGCGTTGAACGAGTCGGTCAGGTCGATGGCGTACATGTGTGTGCTCCAGGTGAGAGGTTGAACACATGCAGCACGAGGACCAGGCAGCTTGCTGCCTGGTGTGTTGAGCGCAGGGGCAGGGGGAGGGGGTCTTGCGGTGCAGGGCAGGCAAGAGACTCCTTTTTGCGTGGACGGGAGACCGAATCCGAAGTGGGGTAGGGCTTTGTGGCTTGGGGAGGAGGGACCCGTTCAACCGTGTCTCCAAATTTTTCAGCAAAATTTTTCTCAGCCACTCGGCTTCCTGGCATCTCAGCCACCCAGCCCCAACGACCAGCGCAACCAAAAACGATAAAGGGCGCACATCGTAATCTGTTCTCTATAATCGAGCGCATGAAAACGACGATCCAAAAACGCCGCCAGAAAGAGGACGCACCCGCGAACCTCGCCTCGCTGCGGCAAGGACGGCACACGACCACGATGGCAGAGGCCGCGCTCGTGCCGGTGGACCGTCCGTTGACCGAGATGCAGAAGCTGTTCGTGCGCTCCTGGGCGGAAGGCGACTCGATCCCTGTGGCCATGCAGCGCGCCGGCTACAACGAGCAGCCCAGCTGGGGCTACCGCCTGGCCAAGATGCCCAACATCCTGGCCGAGTACGACCGGGTGAAGAAGCTCTACGAGGAAGCTGCCCAGATGACCCGCAAGAAGGTCATGGACATGCACCTCGAAGCCTTCGAGATGGCCAAGCTGCTGGCCGAGCCGGCCACGATGGTCTCCGCAGCTCGTGAGATCGGGCGCATGTGTGGCTACTACGAGCCCGTCAAGCAGAAGCTGGAGATCTCGGTCAATGGCCAGATCGCCGTCAAGAAGATCGAGTCGCTCAGCGACGACGACCTCATCAAGCTGGTCACGGAGGGCATGGTCGCACTGCAGGCCCCCGCAGGCCTTTCCACCAACCCCGATGACCCCGACTCGCTCGGAGAGGATGACCATGATCCGAGCAGCTGATGGCCTCGACTACGAAGACCTCGCGCAAGTCCTCGCCGGCAAGCCGGCCAACACGAAGCGCAACGTCTGGATCGCCCGCCTCCGCACGGGGGGCCGCAGCGCCCAGTTCATCGCGGCCTGGCTCCAAGCCTACGACGGCTTCGAAGGCCGCACCGGCCCGCGTGGAGGCAAAGTCAACTCGTTCCAAAACGCCATCAGCGCCAGCATCGCAGCCGAAAAAGCCGAGTGGGGGCGGGAGCAAGAGCGCATCGCCCAAGCGCACGTCAAAGGCCTCGCCGCAGACGGCTTCTACGACCTCCCCAAGCTCGCCCCGACTGCCCCAGACCACGAAGCAGCGTGAGCTGCTGGCTGCGCAGACCGAGCTGGCTGCGCGCGTGCTGGCCAAGCGCCGGCTGATCCCCTTCACCCGCCGTGTGAACCCTCGCTACGACGCGGGCTGGGTCCACATGGACATCGCCCGTCGCCTGGAGCGGTTCAGCCAGGACGTGGCCAAGGGCTTGAGCCCGCGGCTGATGATCCTGATGCCTCCGCGGCACGGCAAGTCCGAGCTGGCCAGCCGCATGTTCCCGGCCTGGCACCTGGGCCACCACCCTGACCACGAGATCATCGCCTGCTCGTACAACGTGAGCCTGGCCATGGCGTTCTCGCGCAAGGTCAAGGAGGTGATGAGCGACCCGGCCTACCAGAGCGTGTTCGCCACGCGGCTGCACCCGGACTTTCAGGCCAATGAGGAGTGGGGCATTGCCGGCCAGCGCGGCGGCTACGTGGCCGCCGGCGTGGGCGGCGGTATCACCGGCAAGGGCGCGCACATCCTGATCATCGACGACCCGGTCAAGAACGCCGAGGAAGCCGACAGCGAGGACAAGCGCAGCAGCAACTGGGACTGGTACGGCTCGACGGCCTACACCCGCTTGGCGCCTGGCGGCGGCGTGCTGGTCATCCAGACCTGGTGGCACGACGACGACCTGGCAGGCCGGTTGCAGAACGCCATGAAGGCGGACCCCGAGGCTGACCAGTTCGAGATCGTGAAGTACCCGGCCGTGGCCGAAGCCGACGAGTACCTGGACACCGCGACGGACGAGATCGTCTACCTGCAGCACGAGCTGCCCACGGACAATCCGCACGACCCGCTGGTCGCCGCAGCCCGTGCGTCGCACATGAAGTTCGACACCACCGGCTTGCAGTTCCTGCGGGGCAAGGGTGGGGCGCTGCACCCCAGCCGCTACGACGAGCGCAAGCTCTACAGCATCAAGAAGACCCTGCCCAGTCGGTTCTGGTCGGCGCTGTACCAGCAGAACCCTGTGCCTGACGACGGCTCGTACTTCCTCAAGGAGCAGTTCCGCCGCGCGCCGCTGCCCCAAAAGCGCAAGTGCAACGTCTACATCGCGTGGGACTTCGCCATCAGTGAGAAAAAGCAGAACGACTACACGGTGGGCACGGTCGGTTTGCAGGACGAGCACGACGTGCTGCACGTCGCAGAGATCGTGCGGTTCAAGTCCGGCGACGGCATGTTCATCGTCGAGTCAATCTTGAATCTTTGCCAGAAATGGTATAGTCCAAACCTGGTTCTTGGCTTCGAGGACGGCCAGATCTACCGAGCAATCGAGTCTCTTCTAAAGAAGCGGATGCGAGAGCGGCAGTTCTACCCCTCGACCACGCTCCTCAAACCCATCACTGACAAGCTCGCCCGCGCACGACCGCTGCAGGGCCGCATGCAACAGGGGATGGTGAGCTTCGCTGAAGGCGCCGGGTGGTACGACACCGCCCGCGCGGAGATGCTCCGATTCCCGGCTGGGGCACACGACGACCAAGTCGACTCCCTGGCCTGGATGACGACCATGGCGGTGGGTCGTGAGCCACCCCGACAGCAACAGCCGAAGCCAATGAAGTCGTGGAAAGACAAGCTCTCAGGTCTCGTCGGTGGTGGCGGTAGCCACATGGCCGCGTGAGGCATGCCATGAGCGCCCCCGACACCTTCAGCGACGTTGACGACACCCTGATGGCCCAGATGCTGTACGTCGATGCGGTCATCGGCGTGGGCTTCCCCACGATGCAGGTCGCTGAACACGCTGAGCGCGGCGGGCTCGCCACGTACATCGGCGATCAGCACAACTGGAAGTGGGCGTGGCGCCGTGAGGCCCTGGAGGCCTTGCAGCTGTCCACGCTCATTGAGCTTTACACCAGCCTGAAGAAAGCGTCCATGCCATGAGCGCCCCCGAACTCGTCGCGCGGGCCTTCGCCGTGCGCACCGCCGCCCACCTCGCCCACCTCCAGGCCCGCACGCTGTCGCAGCACCTGGCACTGGGCTCGTTCTACGACGACATCCTCGGTCCCGTGGATGACTTCTGCGAGGTCTATCAGGGCCTCTTCGACTTGATCAAGGAGTACCCGCAGATCCCGGTCCCCACGGACGAGCCGCTCGTCTTCCTGGTGGACTTCGTGGACTGGCTGCGCAAGTACCGCGACGCGTGCGCGCAAGGTGAGACGGCCCTCGAAAACATCATCGACGAGACCACCGCCATCACCGCACGCACGATCTACAAGCTCCGCTTCCTCAAGTGAGGCCCTATGCCAATTGACAACGAACTGGCGACGAAGCAATGGCTGCGCTACGCCTGGGCGCGTGACAACGGCCATGCCAAATTCGTCGAGAAGGCAGACCGCTGCGACGCCTACTTCCGCGGGGACCAATGGGACCGCGTGGACAAGGCCAAGCTGCAGATGGTGCGCCGTCCGGCCCTCACGATCAACAAGATCCTCTCGACGGTGTCCACCGTCATGGGCGAGCAGATCTACAACCGCGCCGAGACGAGCTTTCGGCCGCGCAACGGCGCTCCCGCGGAGAACGCGGACATCCTCAACAAGGTGTTCAAGCAGATCGCCGACAACAACCAGCTCGACTGGAAGCGCAGCGACATGTTCGCCGACGGCGTCATCACGAGCCGCGGCTTCCTGGACGTGCGCATCGACTACAACGACTCGATGGAGGGCGAGGTCCGCATCGAGAACATCAACTCCAAGAACGTCATCATCGACCCGGACGGCGAGGAGTACGACCCGGACAGCTGGAGCGAGGTGTTCACCACGAAGTGGGTGACGGCCGACGACATCGCCGTGCTCTACAGCAAGGAAGACGCCGAGCTACTGCGCAGCCGCGACAAGAGCTTCTTCCCCTTCGGCTACGACAGCATCTACGCCTACCGCGACCGCTTCGGTGAGCGCATGACGCCCGGCTCCTTCGTCATGTCGGGCTTCGACCAGACGAACGTGCTGCGCAACATCCGCATCATCGACCGCCAGTACCGCAAGCTCGACAGCCAGCAGCACTTCCTGTCGCCTGAGACCGGCGACACCCGCCCGATCCCCGGCGACTTCGACCGCAACCGCATCGCCTGGTTCGTCGAGAAGTTCGGCTTCCAGGTCGTCAAGAAGCTGGTGCGCCGCATCCGCTGGACGGTCACGGCCGACAACGTGATCCTGCACGACGACTGGAGCCCGTACAAGCACTTCACGGTGGTGCCCTACTTCCCGTACTTCCGCCACGGCACCACGATCGGCATGGTCGAGAACCTGCTGGACACGCAGGAGCTGCTCAACAAGGCCACCAGCCAGGAGCTGCACGTCGTCAACACGACGGCCAACAGCGGCTGGAAGGTCAAGGCCGGCTCGTTGACGAACATGACGATCGACGAGCTGGAAGAGAAGGGCGCCCAGACCGGCCTGGTCGTCGAAGTCAACGAGATGGACTCGGTCGAGAAGATCCAGCCCAACGCCGTGCCCACCGGCCTGGACCGCGTGTCCTACAAGGCCGAGGAGCACCTGAAGTCGATCTCCGGCGTGTCGGACTCGATGACTGGCTTCGACCGCGAGGACGTCGCCGCCAAGGCCATCGACAAGAAGCGCCAGGCCGGCAGCTCCAACCTGGCCAAGCCGCTCGACAACCTGACCCGCTCGGACTGGATTCTGGCGCGCAACGTGCTCGACCTGGTCCAGGAGTTCTATTCCGAGCAGCGCGTGCTGACCATC